CCCTGCCGCAGTTCCTGCGCCGCCTAGCGCAGCTTGTTCTGCTGCTGCTAAACCTACGGGTAGCTGTGCGCCAGCCATACCGCCTGTTTGCACGTTTCTCAATAAGCTTGGATTGTTTGCATCCGGGACCGTAGTCACAGGAGGCGAAACAACCGGAGGAGGCGCAACCGCATCTGGAACCGTTGCAGGAGCAGTATTAAATACTGTGTTTGCCTTCTCTGCATCACTCATCCCAGCCAAGCGCGGATCATTAGCCAATACCTCGATTGTCTGGCCTGTAGCTGGGTTTGTGATAATTTCCGTACCGCCAGATTGAGCCTGCTGTACCTGCTCTGCGGTTATGGTCTCAGGAGGCGGGACTCTTTCTGCTCTCATGCGATCAAACGCGCTGTTCACAAAATCAAGCCCTAAACCATACTGGTCAGCTACCTGTTGAGCGGTTGTTGCTCCAGAGGCTAAATCATCAAACACCTGATTCTGTATTCTGCCAAGATTGTTATTAACGTAGTCAACGCTAACGCCATATTCTTGAGCAACCTGCTGTGGAGTCTTCGCACCGCTTGATAGCTCACCTACAGCCCTGTTTATATCTTCTTGTGTAAATGCTGGGCGAGATGTATCTATCACCTTATCAAGTGGCCGAGTAGGAGTATTAACAGGTTCAGATTGGACCTGCTTCTCAATAACCTGCTGGATAGGAGGCGCATCAGTTATAACCTGATCATAAGCCTGCCTCGCAACCGCTGGGTCAACACCCATCACATTTGCAATGTAATTAAGATCAGCGCCAACATCATCAATAAGCCTAGCGATCTCTGGGACCGTGGCATTTGGCGTAGACTTTATGAAATCGAGAACAATAAACTCGGCTTCTCTTACGCCCTCTGTATCTTCTCGCTTACCTCTAATCATAACGGTATCTGCCCATCTGTTTGAAAGCGCATCATAGCCTGTTGCATTTGATCAACTGGCGCGGCTGCTTGTTGCGTAGCTTGTTGTGTGGCTTGTCCCTGACCGCCCGGCACAGGAGTAAACTGCATTTGCTGTGGATTCATAAGCGGATCAAGCACGCCGTAATCTAACTGTCCGCCGACATTCTGAGCCTGCGGCATATATCCCAAAGATCCGGTTCCGAGGATTGCAGACTGCATAAATGGCTGCGCCTCCGCAATTCGCTGCTGAGCCATATAATTACCTTCTCGGAATTGCTCTAGTTGAGGTCTAAACATAGAACCAGCCAGCGCCAGAGCCCTGTTCGCGCTCTCTTGTCGTATATCCTGAGACCTTTGATATGCCGGAGCTAACGGTTGTAAAGCTTTTTGACCAAACTCTCTGATCAATGCCATTTGCTCTGCTCTCTGTTGAGCAGATTGAGCGGCAGCTTCCTCGCCCATCTTATTGGCATCTCTTTGGCCCATATAACCAAGAGCAGTGCTACCTATAGCAGCCAAACCCTTAGCGCCTCCAAGAGCGCCAGCTATCTTCCCTGCGCCCGCAACTAATGGAGCTATAAATGGTATTGGCATATCTGTTCTCCTAAACCGCTATCCAGCCCTTGCTTCGGTCACCGCCGATCTCTGGCTGCATCTTTCTGTATTGAATTGATCCCGCGCTCCCAGTGGTGTCGAGATATAAACTAAACTGTACCGCTTCAACTACACCCTCCGGGCTTCCTGCACCCGTTATCGGTATAGATAAAGCCGCTTCCTGCGTAAACTGTCTGAATGGCTGCTCCATCGTGCCGTTAGCGTCAACTATCGGCTGTGCTGCGTTTAACTTGTAGCTCATTGCGTTGCCACGATATCAGCAGTCATCTGTATAAATACAGGTTTCACAGGGTCACTGATCGTGAACCGAAACAGCTCGAACCTCGAAGCCCTGCCATTGCGATTCCATATCACCCTGCGGTTGTACTCTCCAACCTTACCAACGCTACGGAGTCTCATGTCACTCCACACCTTTGCGTCAGTGCTGCGCTCCAAACCTACCTGCGGGTCAACTGCGTCAGCGTTGCCTACTCCGCTCTCAACGGTAAGCTCCAACTCCGGAACAACAAAGCTCTCCATATTGTTCTGGAAGGGCTGAGTCACAATACTCCTGCGGATCTCGGTGTCGTATTCAGTGTATATTTCCTGAGACAGCCTGCCGATCCTGCCGTCTACCAGATCACCAGCCCACAACTGATTGTAGGCCCTAACCAACGCAGTCACACGATAAGCACCGAGAGAGCCATCTACAAATGACTTCCTTTCGTGCCATCGCTTGCTAATCGTGTCATATACCAGCGTAGTACCCGGCAACGCAAAGCCAACAAAGTACGCGCCTTTCTCTGCGTATGCCCAGCTAAATATGTCTGCTATCTGCGTTTCAGTCAGCTCGCTGAGCTCCTTGTCTATAGCAGTCGTAGATATCTTTGCTACGCTGTTACCATTCAGAGCCCAGATGGCCGGTGACTCGTTAGCACCAGCGCCAACAAACACAAACGTATCCTGTATTGACTGAATGCTAAACGGGCTCGATATGCCCTTGCTCAAGAACAGTCCAGTGCGCTGAAACGGAAAGTCAGCACCGCCAATGTTTTGAAATGCTTCTATCGTCTGCGAACCGCCGATAAATAGCTGGTTCTTAAATACAACCGGAGCAACAATCTCATCCGGGTCCGACTCAGCAGTACCGAAGTCTAGTGCGTTATACGACAGACCATTATTCAAAGCACTGACAATAAACTTCTTAGAATCTGTAGTAAGACAAAAATAACCATCTATATAGACTACCTGCTGCGGGTTACCGTTAGCTGTGAAGTCAGCATCCGTAATCTCAGCGAACGAATCTGTAACGTGGTTGTAAATGTAGCCGTTACCTCCCGGCACTAAAACCAGCATCTGCGTACCATTGTCAGCCATTGATACTCTACCAGATCCGCCTATTTGACCGTGATCTGTTAGAACATAGCTGGCTGACATACTGTATAGCTTTCCACCAATAACAAAGTAAGGCACACCGTTCATTTCATGTGCGCCACGGCAGTTACTGATGTCACTTGCGCTAGCTACTTGTGTAAGACCGGGCGTGCCAAACAGAGTCTCCTGATTTAACGCAGGAGCCTGAGCTATATTCGGATAGAAGTTAGTGCATTCCTGCGCCGATATCGGCAGAGAATCGCTCTCATAATATCCGTTAGCTATTGGCAAAATAACCTTCGGCATTAGTTCACAATACCCACAATTGCATCAATCAAAACAACATTATCTGTGCTCGTGTCGTTACCAATATAAAGCTCAATGTAATCATTTTCAGACAAGGAAACATTGAAAAACGTAGAAGCATTAGCAGACTCAGCGGAATCAACCTTTCTGGTTATTTTGCTGCCAGCTTCAACTGTTCCGTTTTTAGCAACCTGTATGAATACTTCTTGATTGTTTGAAGCAACAGGACTAAACGTAGCACTAACGTGAACAGCAGCAACTCTCGCAGAAGTACCGTTGTAGACAATCTTTCCTGTTGTATCTCCTGTGAATCCAGACTGTATGCCAACAACATAGGTTGCAGAAGCCTTAACGGGAGTCCCAGCAGTTGATATTGTTGTTGCTCCAGCGTTTCCTTGAACACTAACCTGAGCGTATGGTTGCGCTTCAGCGTCAATCGTAACGTAGTTGCTTGTTGATGTTACGTTTATTCCGTTTCCTCCAACAATACTCGCTATATCAGGAGTTGCGTCCGTTACGTTAAGCAACAACGGAGAGCCAGTAGAATCAGCAGCAAAGTTATGCTTTAGCTCAACGCCGTTCTGAGCCGATACACTAGCCAGTATGCCAGCGCCGCTCTCTATGTTTCTGATCTTGTTTACTGTGCCATCTATGTCTAAGACTGCAATACCAGTAGCCGCACCAGTTTGTGTGATAGATCCTGTAACACCGAGACCGCTAACAAAGTTAGCGTAGCTGATCTTGTAGTTTGTGCCGTTTACGAAGTAGTCCATAAACGCGCCAGCGTCTACTGAAGTCTTCGCAACAAAATCTGACTTCTTCCTGCCCTGCGATCTATCAACCATTTGTATTAAGCTCCAATCCTATCGCGCCAGTAGATTCGGCCAATATTTCTTCTTCAGACTCTGGGTAAAAATGTCCGGGGAAGCCAAACAACGTATCTTCGTTGCCTGAACCAATCGGCAGTGTTGCAGGATTCTTGCTCTTACCCAATGTCTGACCTAGCAGGCGCATTGTGTTAAAACCATCCCGCGCAGCCTTCACCAGACCTTGAGAGATCACACCGTTATAGTCGGGCGCAACCTCTATCGCCATATTGGCAATCAAGCCTCTCAGAGCGCCTGTGGGAATCGTTACGTCATCACCTAAGTCTGAGACCTCTGTGTACCCTAGCTGTATGCCTTGAGCGTCTAACTCGCTCATATAGTTGTTCATAGCAAATATGAAGTCACTATACTCATCAGGCTGGAGCGGGGACTCACTAGCCTGTACCAATATCCGTTGTAAGGCTGCTTTTGCAACCTGCGCGACAGTAGCCATTACTCGTAAGTATTTCCGTTCATGTCTTTTTTGGATGAGCGTTTAGTGCGCTTTTTTCTACGCGCCTTTTCTGCCTGCTTCATACCTTCTTTGGTATATGGAAACTTCTTACCGTTTACGTTTGGCATGACTACCTCACTCAAATTTAGCTTTAGACGTTCTCTTTTTGCTCTTTGACTTCTCAAGAGCCTCAGCAGTTGGTGCGCCCTTTGAGCCGGGCTTTCTCATGCGCTCAACCTTCTTTCCTTCTTTCATTTCTTTAACAGCTTGGAGTAATTTATTGCCCAATCCTTTTTTCTTGCCTGTCTTACTCATATTTAGCCTTCATTGACTTAGCACCTTTGCACTTCCAGCGCTTGCGACTCAAGTTGTTAGGAGTATTGGGATCGTTTTGCTTCTCTTTTGGCAATCTTTTCTTGATGCCAAGAGACCGGGCACAATAGGAATCA